ATATTGTTAATCCTACAGAAATGATCATAACTTCCAAATTAATTATAAATATAGTTATGACTATAATTCTATCAATAACAAGCTATACAGTTTTATTATATGTAACCAATGATGCAATCTTACAAGAAGTTTTTGAGCATCTTAAACGAATCAAAAGGAAAATTTTTAAATTTGGGAGAAAAGAATGAAAAAAATAACAGTAGATGAAGCGAAAAACATAGAATTGGAAATTTTATCTTATATAGATATTTTTTGTAAAAAAAATGGCATAGAATATTTTCTTAATTATGGAACACTGATAGGAGCTGTTAGGCACAAAGGTTTTATACCGTGGGATGATGATATTGATATTAGTATGACGCGTGAGAATTATAATAAGTTCATAAACTTATTTGAAAAAGATAGTTCAAAATATAAGCTACTCTCATTAGAAACGCAAAAAGAATATTATAATAATTTTATAAAGATAATTGATACATCTACTGTTATTGATAACACAAGAGTATATACAACTTATCCCTCAGGTGTCTTTATTGATATATTCCCTATGGATACCTTTAATGACAAAAAAATCATGAAATTATTTTATAGATTGGAAAGTTTAAAATTACTAGCATCAAGTAAGAGAAAGAATATTATTTATAAAGATAGTCAAATTAAAGATTTAATTAGACAAATTATTTGGTTCATATTACTGCCAATACCACCAAAAGTTTTTGCAATTATTATGGAAAAACTGACTAAAAAACACTATAATCCAAATGGTAAATTTATAGCTTTCCTTTCTTCAAAGTTGGGAGAAAAAGAGGTATTTGAAAGAAAAATTTTTGAAGAAATAATAACTTTAGATTTTGAACATCTTAGACTACCAGCTCCCCAAAATTATGATTTCATTTTAACACAGTATTATGGTGATTACATGCAGTTGCCACCTGAAGAAGAAAGAGTTTTTGGGCATGAGTTTGATGTATACCTGCTTGAGAACAAGTAACAATCATATTTAGAAGATGAAGTCAAGTTAACATTTCTGACTTAAAGATACTATCATGTCTGAGATAAGATTACTGGAAAGTTAGAAGATAGACTGTTCAGACACATGAAACAGGTAGGTATTAAAAAACTTGATTTTATTCTAGGAACCCATGTCCATAGTGATCACATTGGTTCTGCAGATGAAGTTCTTAAACGTTTTCCTGTTGATAGATTTTATTTAAAACGATATGCTGATGAACGTGTTACAACAAAATGGAGATTGTGGGATAACCTTTATAATTACGATAATGCTGCAAAGACTGCTACTGAACGTGGAGTAAAATTAATACAAGATATCTCAGATAAAGATAGTCATTTTACTTTAGGTGACATGGATATTCAGCTGTATAACTATAAAAATGAGTATGATAGCAACGGACATCTAAAAAGAGTATTTGATGACAATTCAAACTCAATTGTAGCAGTTGTAACAGTAGCAGGTAAGAGAATCTATCTTGGTGGAGACTTGGATAATGTTGAGGGTACAGAAGATAAGTTGGGATCTGTAATTGGTAAGGTAGATATGCTGAAATGGAATCATCACTATGACGCTAAAATTTCTAATACTATTCCATTCTTAGACTACTTATCACCGAAGATGGTTGTACATACTTCGGTTGCAGATGCAAACCTTTCTACAACTAGAGATTATCTTAAAAGAAAAAATATTCAGGTTGTTCATGCATCTAGTCAGACAAAAGATGCAACAGTCTTTACAATAGGCGAAAAAGGATTTACGGATATTTCTGAAAGTCTACCAAATATACCTTCAGTAAATGAAAAATGGTATAAAGAAGACGGATACTGGAAGTATCGTTTATCTGATACACAAATGGCTATTGGCTGGAAGAGAATTGCTGGAGATTATTATTTCTTTAACGGGAAAGGACAGATGCAAGCTAGCAAATGGCTTCATTTGAATGACTCCCGAGAAAAGCTTGATGGTAGCTGGTATTATTTAAATAGTAGTGGTAAGATGCAAGAAGCTGGCTGGTTCAAGAAGGACGGTTTTGGGTACTATATTAGCTCTACAGGTGATTGGAAATATAATGAATTAGTGGAAATTTCTGGACAAAAATATTTATTTGATAAAGAAGGAAAAATGTTAACAGGATTGCACGAGTTTAACGGCAAAAAAATGTTCTTTGCTAATAATGGTGCTCTTCAATCTAATGGGAAACCTTCTAGTTGGAAAAAAGTGTCGGGAAATTGGTATTATTACGATGAGAATGGAGTCCCTTCACTTGGTAAAAAAATTATAAATGGAACAACTTATTTCTTTAATCAAGAAGGTGTGATGCAAACTAGATGGGCCTTTGTTGATGGTCACTGGAACTATTTTGCAAGTTCTGGAGCTATGAAAACTGGCTGGGTCAAGGATCAGGAAACTTGGTATTATCTGGATAAAGATGGCATCATGTTAACTGGTAGACAAGATATAAATGGTGTTCGTTACTATTTGAATGCTAGTGGAGCCATGCAGACTGGCTGGCAACGGGTTGATGGTAACTGGTACTATTTCCAAGCAGATGGTTCCTTGTTGAAAAATTCTACCACACCTGATGGTTATAAAGTAAATGAAGAAGGTATATGGAAACAAGTAGTTGCTGTTGATAAGCAGCAAAATAATTCTACAAACAAACAGGAAACATCTACTTTAACTGATAAATCAGACAAGATTAATAAGGAAGAAAAGCAAGAAAATCATAAAGAAATTAACTCTTCAGATTCAGAAAAACAAAAAGAGGATTCGATTATAGAGTCAAGTATTGCCAATAAGAAAGAAAAGGAATAATGAGAAAATCCCCTGCTAGTAGAATAGTCTATTAGCAGGGGATTCTTTTAATTTCTTTTAATCTTAGCAAGAGCAAGATTGAGTGCATAGTGGAGTGTTTTATCTTTGGTAAGAAATAGCGTCAAGAGATAATAGATACCGCAAGCTGTTACAGTAGAGAGTACCATGAGTATCATATTGAGGTTGACTGTAAATGAGTTGATTTGGAAAAGGAATTTAAACGCAAAATAGATTGGGATGAATCCAAGGGATACAATAGTATAGCGTGTTAAAGTAGTAAAGATTTCTTTTAAGTCAAGCAGATGATGTTTCTGGATAAAGTAAATTTCTAGTAGAACAACTACAGTTTCTGCAATAACAGTAGTAGCAATGTAGTACTCTGGTGCAAAAATATTATTGAAATACAAGAGACTGTTGAGTAGGATAGTAGCACCACCAATAAAGTAAAAGGCTGTTAAACGATTTTCGTGGTCGTTGATGAAGATAATTTGTTTAGCAAGGATTAACTCAATGGCCCAAATGATAGCACGAATCCCGTAGTTGTATATTCCAAAGGCTGCTAGTGGAATGACAAAGCTAGCCTAGGTATTTGCGGTATTGAAATAATCGTAGACGGATTCTAATGATAAAAATACAACCCTTGGAAATACTGGATTTTCAAGGGTTATTGTTATTTTGTGCGAATGAAAGGGGCAGGAAAGGGGCAAAATTAAAAAATACTATCTAATGTTTCTACGAGTTTACCCTCCATATCTTGTGTAGTGTGGGAGTATATTTCTAAAGTCATTTTTGCGTTTGAGTGACCAACACGATCCATTATTGACTTGATAGGCAATCCAGACTCTGCTAAAAACGAAATGTGAGAATGTCTGAAAATATGACTAGATAAATTTTTTTCTATTCCAGCTTTCGCACCGTATTTTTTTATAATTTGAATGAAAGATGGTAATGTTATTGGGCTATTCCATACCTCTAAGCAAAAGATATAATCATCATCTTTTAGCGGCTGATAGCGTTCAGTGAGGCGGATCACTTGACGTTGTATGGCCTCTATAACCGCATCTGATACCAATATTGTTCTAATAGATTTTGCGGTTTTTGGCAATGTTTTTATTTTGTTTACTGAATCAAAATTACCTGTAATCTCAATTTTTTTATTTTGGAAGTCTATATTTTTGAGTTGTAATGCGGTCAACTCTCCGTATCTCATACCAGTAAGAGCAAGAACCGTTACCATATCGGCATATTTTTGTTGATACGGTTGGCTGTTTAGTGCGTCTATTAATGTTTTGATTTCTTGCATAGTCAAAAACTTGTTGCGCTTTTTTTCAATATCTTCTAAAGTTTCCGGCTTTTTAGGAATAACCGTGTAATTAACCTCGTTATTTTCGATGTAAGAGTATTGAACTGCATAATCGAAGATACTTTTGAGTCTGCTGCGGACTCTATAAGCTGTATGATAGCCATTGCTATCAATAATATTTTCAATCTTGCTCTGGATATATCGTCTATCGATATTAGCTAGTAAAGTGTCAGATGGTATTTCTTTTTTCATAGTTGCATCAACAAAAGTATAATTGTGTTTTGTAGATGCTTTTACTGTTTGCGCCCATGATTTATAGAAAAGGTTATAGATTTCTTCAAATGTAATGCTTTCTACTTGTTTTGTGCTGAGTTTTTTATTTATCTTTTCCTGCAGTAAGATAGCAGCTTGATTTCTTGCCTGGGGAGTTTTCTTCTCCATCGTGACTGATACTTTTTTTAATTTATCAGTATATGGATCTTTATATCGCTCAAAATATTTAAACTTGCCATTTGGCAATTCTTCCATCCACATTGATTTTACCTCACTTTTTTGATAAAATGGGTATAGTAAAAAGGGCTTTTTAATGCCTTTTACTATACTAAACACCTCACGCTCTCCTCGACCAAAATTTGAGCGTGGGGATTTTTTAATTGAACTATTTCCATTTGTGAAATAGTTGGCTTTACTCTTTCGGTAAGTGTTGTTGAAGAATTAAGGCCACGTTGGCTTTCTCTTCCTCTGTCATAGGTGGATCATTTGGATCATCCACTGAAAATTCGATAGCATGCCACTTATCATTGACCCTAATCCACTCTCTTCGTCTGTGGCATTTGCAATCTAGGTTGTGTTTAATCACTTCCATTGGTCTGCTTTCGCTACTCATGTTATCCCTCCTGATATATATCCACAACTTCGCCGATAATTCGGAAGTCGGTGTCTGGTGTGATTGGCATATCTTTGTACGCTGGGTTCAAACTATGTAGGTAAGCTTGGTCTTTATCAATAACAAGTTGCTTGATATACGCTTCTCCATTGTAGTTAAACACACCGATAACACCGTCATTTAGCTCTACGCTTGTCTGGATAAATACTAGGTCGCCATCGTGATAGTCAGGCTCCATTGAGTCCCCTTTGATAGGGATAACAAAGTCAGCATCGATATCTACTGGCAACTCAATTCGCTCCACTCGTACATCGTTTAAATACTGTCCTGTACCTGCAGAAGCGGCGTGGTCGTAGTAGTCGTAGCTATATAGCTGAATGACTTCCGATACTTCGTTTATCTTCGTTTCTTCTTCGTTCCTCTGCTCTTTAAGTTGGCTCTCGGCATAGGTTAGGACTTTGCCCTGTCTAGGCGGTGCTAGTTGGTCGTAGATGGATTGGATGGGGGAAGTAGTAGGGGGAGTATCTTTTTGGATAGGAGGAAATAGGTCATCAATAGAAACATTAAAAGCATTTGCTAAATCAAACATTGTGTTTTTCTTAGGAGACCTAAACCCTTTTTCATAATTGCCAATGGCGTTTTTACTTATGCCTATCTTAGTACCCAATTCTTGTTGAGTCCAACCATTTGCGAGTCTATATTGTTTTATTTTTTCGCCTATAACAATCGCAATCTGTTCTTTATCCATGATTGAATCCCCTTTCTATTTCATAAGTAAAGTATAACACAAAACCCACGAAAAGAAAACTTTTTTTGTGTTTTCGTAAAAAAAGTGTTGACAGCCCACGAAACGTGTGCTATAATTAAATCATGGTTGAGGTAATCAATCAAATAAATACAGGAGGAAAAGAGATATGCGAAGACGCAAGAAGCCTGAAAAGGCAACAAAAAAAGAGCCATGGCTTGACGGTCCTAAGGCTCTGGTTATCTCAACGGTTGTTACAGCGAGCGTTGAGTTAATCAAACACTTCTTGAAATAGAAGTGGGGTGAGCGGGGCGAAAGCCCCAAGACTCACTAACAGTATAGCATATCTCGGAGGTTTTGTCATGAAAGACAAGAATAAATTTTGGAATGTGGTTTGCTGGACGCTAACTGGCTTTATCTGGGTGTACTTCATCTGGAAATGGTTTTTTTAAAATGAATAGGAGGTAAGGCAAATGAGTGAAGAAACTGGATTGATAATCCTAGCAGGATTTGTGATTGTATCTTTTACTATCCGTCAGATAGTGAAGTACCGAAGTGATAAAAAAGATAAGAGGTAGATAATATGAACGAACTAGAAAGAATAGCCCTCAATGAGATACTGAGGACTGTAACATATATTGCTGAGAAGTTGGATGAAGTAGATTCTAAGATTTCTTTGAACGATTCACAAGTTCTTGAGCATCAAGAAAATTGAGTTTCATTTCCATATAGTGAATAACTCCGTGCAAATAGTTCTTTAGATCTAAAAAATCTTTATCGGGATTATTTCTATAGTAATGGCCTTCGTCATTACCGATATAAGCAGATGCAAGTGCAAATGTTTTAAGATCCTCATCTTTGATATATTTTTCAATAACTTGTTTTAATAACATTTTAGTGATTTTTTCTTTATCATCAGGATTTGTAACAATAGAAAAATCTTTGACAAAGAACTCAAGCGCTTTGCGATAACCAATGCCCGCGATATGATCTAGTCGCTCTTGCTCTGCTTTCAGAGCTTGTAAATAGATTTCTTTACCAATGGGTGAAATCAGACTAATATCATCTGAAATAGGGATATCGCTAGGCAGCTCAGGTTTAACATCTATATATGTCACTTCATAAGAAGTGTTGGAATATACTCCACCTTCAGAAACAACATCGAATTCATCAATGAAGTAGTGTTTGCATTGATGGCAATATCGAGTGATACAAAGTCTATAATGATTGAAGTCAATTTGATTTGTATTGTCCTCTATTTTTATAGGCGACGTTACTTTTTTACAAATCTTACAAGTGTCATCAAGAGTTATATTGGTGCGATATTGACCATTAGGATTTACTTCTACAAACATTATGTCTCTCCAATCGTTTTATTTTGATTATACCATATTTGAAAGGGGGTGAGGGCGTGCAGATATATCTTTATCAATTACGAAAAGAAAAAGGGATAACGCAAAAACAATTAGCAAGAAAATTAGGTATTTCAGAAACTGCATATCGTCAAAAAGAAAAAGGACAACGTGCTTTTAAATCTGATGAGATGTTTATTATCGCTGATGTTCTAGAGAAAGATATTGGCGAAATTTTTTCAGACCAAAGACCACGAAACGTGGGCGGTTTAACCGTAACAATGTAATTAAAACCCAAAAAGCACCTGACGGCAATCAGGCGCTCAACAAAATTATTCAAGGAAATTATATCACGAAAGGAGCAAAAATGGAAGCAGTTGAAATTGTAAGAATTAAAGATGTAATCATCGAAAAGGTTTCGGCTAATGATGAAGAATTAGAACACATCTTTGGATGCTCGAAACGGCAAGCGGGAGACATGAGACGCGAGATGAAGAAGCTACCTAGCCAACAGAAGCATCTTAGGAATGATGGCCAGCTCGTCACAATCAAAGGCTTTGACGAATATCTGCAATATCGTGGAACTCAAGCTTGGAAAAAAGAAATGGTGAAAAGCAAGAAAATGAGGTCAGTCGGATGAACTTTTTAACAAAAATAAAAAACTGGTTGGAAAAAGAAATAAATACTGACTGGAGAATCGTAGCTTTGGATTTAAACAGAGCATTGATTGACCTTCAAGAAAAATATCAACAAGCAAATCAGCGTATAGCTGA